CTCGTGAAGAGAGAAAAAGGACGCACCTTGATGCAAAGTCGCGTAAAAGATATAGATTTAATGCGTGACCGTAAAAAATTAGAAAAGAAATACCCGCATCTTCAGTAACCCATGGCAGACACAGACCCAGTTCTTCTCAACGTCGCGGGTGTTTCACAACTCGTGAACTCCCGATTGAACAAAGTCCCCCAGAATGCAGAAGATTCTGAAGGTGAAACAGGCGAGCGCATTGATGTATTAGAACTCTCAATGTCCGATGAGGAGTTGTTGGAGTTGCGCGACAAGTGGGTATCACGCTACGCCTCATACGAAGCGAAACTAAAGACCAGACAAGAAGCCAACAAGACCTACTATGCCGGTACACAGAATCAAGGCACGGGCTTCGCCTCTGACTATCCAATAGCTTCAAACGTCCAATGGGAAGCTGCTGAAACATTCTATGCCGCAGCACTCTCAAAGAACCCCGACCCTGTTGTGTACGCAGACGATACGCCGGAAGGCAACCAATTGGCCGATGACACCAAGACAATGCTCCAATACCACGCGGACTACCTTGACCTGCGCGGCCTCTTGCTCCTGCAAACCCGCCAGTGGTCAATTTACCTTCTAGGTGTGAAGAAGTGGGGATGGGACAAAGACACGAACGAAGTTTGCTGTGATGTGCGGAAGATACAGGACTTTATCTTCGACCCCAACGGTTATGTCGATGTGCACGCTCACTATCACGGGCCGTTGGGAGAGCGAATTACACGTCCGGCAACGGATGTCATAGATGACTTCCCGAAGCACAAAGACTACATTTCACTGTCCGTAGACCACAAACTCGGCACTGAAATAACATACACAGAGTGGTGGACAGATGAGATGTGCTTTACGACCTATAAAGAGAAAGTGCTCGACAAGCACAAGAACGAATACTTCAAGTACGGAGAGGACACGACGGATGAGTTTGGCTTTCCCGTTACCATTCCAGGGAACAATCACTTTGCATCCCCGAGAAAGCCCTATACCTTCCTCACAGTGTATTCCCTTGGTGAGCAGCCCCATGACATCACAAACAACATGGAGCAGAACATCCCGAATCAGAACTTGATTACTAAGAGAACGATGCAGATAGATGTTAACCTCTCTAGGCAGAACAACAGCGAGGCGTTCAGTGAGAACAATTTCAACCAGGAGACAGCAAAGCAAGCGGCAACGGCCTTCCAGAAGGGCAACCCTGTGCTCGTGCCAAGTGGTGGCCCAATAAGCGAAGCCATTGCACGCTTCCCCGCAGAAGGCTTTCCTGATGCAGCGTTCAAAGAGCTAGAGCAGAATAAGGAAGCTCTCATGTCCTCATGGGGTGTTACCGGCATCATGGCGCAGAAGCCTGATGAGGATACGACAGCGAGGGGAATGATACTTAACCAGCAGTTTGATAACACTCGTATAGGTGGTGGTGTCGGCTCGGCCATTGAACGCGTTGCGAAAGCAGACTTCAATTGGCTCGTACAGCTCTATCACGTCTACTATGACGAGCCACACTTCGCAGCCATTATGGGTCAAATGAAGGCTGTGGAGTATGTGACTCTTTCCTCGGCACAGCTAACACATAAGCTCATCGTCAGCGTCGCTCCTGATTCGATGAAACCAAAGGATGAAGTCACTATGATGAATCAAGCACTTACTCTCTGGGAGCAGGGCGCGTTAGACCCGCAGACACTACTCACTATCTTAAATGTTCCTAATCCGAAAGAGACAGCGGCGCAGGTTGTCTTGTGGAGACTCGCGCCACAACAGTACATGCAAGCAAATTTCCCAGACATTATGCAGCTCATTCAATCTCTTAATCCGATGGCGGCAATGCAACAAGCGGGGGCACAGCAAGGTGCTCCCCCGACAGAAGGAGGAGCTGCTGTTGTCCCTGGCGCACCAATGGGCGGTGCTTCCACTCCACTTCAACCTCCGCCTACCACTGGTGGAGTTCCAGCAAGTGCGGCACTCTCGCAAGTCCCATTACCAGCCTAGTTATCAACATCCTTACTAGCTAATTTAATTGTGGTATAATCCACATATATGACAAAACAAGAGAAAGAAAAGAAAGCTCCAAAGTCAGTTGTGAAAGAAGTTGAAGTTGCTTCAACCTCCATCCCTTGCGACCAATGCGACGCTACCGGCCTACAAGGACAGGTACTCTGTACGACTTGTAACGGAACAGGAGTGAAATGATATGTCGCACCCTAGTCCATCCCATGACAAAGGCAATGAATATCCAGAAGATAAGACTACTCACTACAAGAAGAAGACCGCACCGGAGTATAGAAAAAAGCATGGTACTATCATGGAACACTTTGGAAAGATTAAAGCCAAATCAGACGCTCTTAAAAAGATGATGAAATAATATGGACTCTCACTCAAAAAGCACGTTGAAGTTCGCAGAGAAGCATGACAAGGGCTACAAGAGCGCAAAGTCGAGAGCACTAGACATGAAAAAGACTAGCAATCGCTGTCCCGATTGTGGTGCTAAAATGGTTAATGGAAAGTGTCTTAAATGCTAGTATGCCATTCACGAAAAAAGGTAAGAAAATAATGTCTGCTATGAAGTCCGAGTACGGAGGCAAGAAAGGCGAGAAAGTGTTCTACGCGAGCCGCAATAAAGGTACAATTTCTGGGGTGGAGAAGTCGAAGGCATTGGAGAGTAAGAAGAAGTAGTTCTTTCACTGGTTAAAGCGCCAGACCTTGGGAGTCCATGAGGCTCTACTAAGTGGCTGGCGCTTCTTGGTAGAACCTCAAGGCCCCGCAAGGGCCTTTATTGCTATTGCAGACCTCCTGAAGAAGGAGTTTCTCAAAAGGATAAACAGTAGCAACTTTAAAACTAATCCCTGAACAAGGGCGCAATATATGCCAGATGAAAAGTTAGCTGAACAGTTCTCTGAAGACTTTCCTACGCCAGAGGAACCCAAAGACCCACTGATGCCTGATGTTCCAAAGGAGGAACCAAAGGCAGAGGACCAAGAAGACCGTAAGAATCGCCGCGAACGTCGCCTTGAATCAAGGTTACAGGCAGAGCGTGAGTCAAGTATCCACTTGGCCGCACGCTTGGAAGCCCTAACCGAAGCGCAAAAGTTTGCGAATGAGACGAAAGGACTGACGATTGACGACCGTTTGCTGACTCTCTACGGAGACAATGAAAACGGACGCAAAGCGGCGCAGATTACGCAATCTTTGCTCGAAGATACTCGTAAACAAGCTCGGCAAGAGGCTTTCGAGGACTTGCAGAAAGCCCAAGCAGAGCAACAAGCAGAGCAGAAAGACGAGGAAAAGTTCATTGACGACCAACTGGACAACATTGAGGATGAGTATGGTGTAGACCTGACCTCAAACTCACCACAAGGCCGCAAGAACCGAAGCGATTTCCTGACGATGGTATCGAAGTTCAGTCCGAAGGACGAGCAAGGTAACATCAAGGAATACGCTGACTTCGGAGAGGTCTACGACACCTTCAAAGACACTAGAAAAGCAGACACATCACGGCAGAAAGACTTAGCCTCCCGCTCTATGGCGAAATCCGGTAGCTCCGCGTCCCCCACAAGGGATGTGGCAACCGAAAAGTATCTACAGAGCTTGGGAATTATCTAAATAATTATCAACGACATTTATGCCTCCAAACGTGAATGTTTCGACCACCACGAACCAGTACCTTGCCCCTTTTTGGGTCGACCAAGTATTGAGGGATAACTATTTCTTCGGGAAAATCTTGCAGAATACGAAGAAGTGGGACGGGTCACAGATGCTCTTCCCGATTAAATATCAGAAGGGTGTCGCGTCAGTAGCCTTCAACGGCTTCGACCTTCTGCCAATTACTCAACAGCCTGTATCGGTAAACATGGTGTTCTACCCCACCTTCGTGGCGACTAACGTTGCACTTGCAGGGTCAGACCTCTCGGTAAACCAGACAGGCGAACAGCGCATCAAGTTGATGTCTGTCATCATGGAGTCTCGCGCACAAGACGCAGCAGATGACATCGGTAACTTCTTGCAGGGTGATGGAACCTCCTTCGGTGGTAAAGCGCCGTCCGGACTTGCCAACATCGTAGACAACGGAACAGTTGCCGCTACCTACGGTGGACTCTCAAGAGCTACATACAGCGGTCTTAACGCCACGGTAACAGCATCGGGTGGTACGATTTCCTTGCTCAAGGTTCGTACTCTCTGGAACGCCATCTCTGACGGGCCAGTGGTTCC